GTAACTAGGTCCTCCAGCCAAACCAGTGCCTCCGTCATTAGTTGTTTCTAAATCTCCACTTTTTCCTATTAGTTTTGTCATTTTTCTTGGAGCAGACCATTCTTTAAAAGCACGAATCATCATTCTGCATATATGTGCTTCATTCTCATCTCTTGGAGTTAATAACCATTGAAATTTAAAAGATCTTAAACTAACTCCAGCAAATAGAAGTTCAGTGTTGGAGTTTGCAATGACACCACCAGTTCTAGCTAATATCTGATCTGAACTAACATCAAATCCCTGATCTCCAAGTAACTGACTCATTCTGTTTGCCGCTATGTCAGCTCTACCAGCTTGTTGTGATGATAATTGAAAGAAATTGGCCATTCCGTCAAGCAATGGTTGGATACCAAGTGGGTTTGTGAAAAAAGTCTTAAAAAGAGTATTTTCTCCAGCTTTTCGGATAGCATCTAGTGCCGCATTATTCAAGTTACTTTCTTCCCATTGCCTTGGGTTTGAATCTTGCATTTGATTCGGCATGGGTAACATGATTGGAGCACCTAGTTTCTTTCTAAGTGGTGATCCTCTTTTGGCACCAAGAGCAGCTCCAGTAAATCCATCCTTCTCATTCTTTGACTTAGTAAACTCTCTACTATATGGGGGTTCATATGAATAACATTGAATGACCATATGATCCTGACTCATTGATAGGTCTTGTGGATATACAACAGGTCTAAGGAACATAATCTCATCGTCCCTGTCAAAAGCATACTTAATCTTTTCTGCTGCACCACTAGCTCCTTTCATATCATTATCAGTTCCTCCTATCTGTTGATTGTTTTCTACTTTTTGCTCTTCTATTCTTACTTTATTCTCAGCATCTCTTATTGCTCTTGTCCATTGCATAGACCTTCTCATGTCGGTCTGTGAATTTCCTGTTCTAACGTAACCCTCTTCTCTGAGTCTCTCTAAATCTGCTTCTGCTTTTTGTAGAGGTGTAAGATCTGTATTTTTTGCCCATGGCGCAACCTCTTCATTTGTTACGCTAGAATAACTTCTTACTTCCGCAGCTAATTGTTCATGTAATGTTGATTTAGTTGTATCTACATTTCCGTTTGCATCAAAAGCAATTCCAGCAAAAGCTACATTGCTTGGCCTTTTATTTGCACCACCCTGACCTGTAGTTGTAAAAGTTGCTTTTGTTACAGAACCAGGCTTCCACTCTCCATTTTCAAATATTGGTTCTGATCCAGCAACAATTTTACCAGTGTCGTCAACAGGCCATATTTTTACTTCGCCTTTTTTAATGAATGCTTTATATGATACTGTTTCTTTACCACCGTCAGCATTGATAACGGTCTGTCTGAGCTCTGTCTTAAGCCTAAGTTCGTTACCATACTCTTGAATATCATTTTGGAATGTTACAGTCATTTTTTCCAGTTAAATGCTCGGTACTTTGGATACTTCATGCCGTTCCTGTTTATGAATTGTTCTGTAGGAAGTTTGGAAATCTCTCCCCAGTCTTCATTTCTAGGAACTTTTAGTAAACTACCCACACCAGAGTACAGGTATTTGTGCAGTGTATTTTTGGGAACTGCAGCTCCGCCTCCACTATTTAGTAAGCTCATTGCAACTGCATCACGATAAGATGGATTTACATAGTGTAAATTACACCCTAGAAACCCATCTCTATAGAATTTTAGTGCTACTGCAAGGGGTTGGGTATCCCAGAATTCATATCTCTCAGGAAAAGATGGGCTGTATGAAAAGAAAAATAGGTCTCCTTCTGTCACACCAGCAGTGTCACTGGCACTAATATCTGGATTCTGGACACTGGATAATGCCTGTGTGAGAGCATTTACATACCATGCCCCACTTTTATTCTTCTTACCAGCTTGTTGTCTAATATCTTCTGCGATCATGAGATATACCTAAATCGTCTTCGGTCATGATCTTGAATTCATACTTTCTATCAGCACAGTATTGTTCTGCTGCCTTCCATTTTGCTTCATTAACAACCCATGTCTGAACATCATGAGCCCATGCCTTAGTTCTCCTTTTTGGATTCTTTGGGGGAGCCTTACATTGTTTCTTGGGTTTCACTTCTATCACAACAGATCTTTTCTTTCCATTTGAGTCAGTGTATTTAATAAAGAAGTCGGGAAAGTATCTGTGCATCTTTCTATCTAGAGGATTCTTGTATGGTATCCAGAATTCCTCTGATTGCCATTGACTTATGTTCTCTGTCAGATCACAGTATTCCATGAACTTTCTCTCCCATAGAGAGCGATAAATGATCTGAGTGGGATCACCTTTATACTTTTTAGTATGTTTTGGTTTAAATTTTCCCTTATAAGCCATATACATAGTATGGTAAGTCATAACCTTATTTAGATGGCCTTAGAGAGTTCAAAAACTTATTTTGCGACTAAAGTGGGAAACTTGGGAGCAAATCCTCAGAATCCCAGACCCTTCTCTGACATACAGGATACTGCATTAGATGTTGGTGAAACATTTGAAACTAGTTTCTTGGATGCGCTAGGACATCCAGCTCTGTCAAGTTTTTATAAAGTAAGATTGGATTTGTCACCACAAAATTCAGGCGGAACTTTGGAACATTGGTTACAGAGTTGTGGTGTATATACAAATGATGGTGGATTGGGTCAAGAAAGATTCTCCTTAATGGCAACTGAAGCAATATTGCCTGGAGCAACTTTTGCAACCACTGAAGAGGTTGGAAGTAGACAAGGTATAGTTGAGAAATTCGCAGCACAGAGAACATTTAATGATGTTGCAGTCACTTATTACTTGACAGGAGACTATAGAAGTCTTACACTGTTCCAAGAATGGATTAATTACATAAACCCACTTTATGATGGCGAAGGAAAACTTCCAAGTGATAACAAACGTCGGATCGGTCAGGGATTCTTCCCATCAGCTACAGGATATCCAGAAAATAAACATGTTGCAAGCAATAATTTCTTGAGATATAGATACCCAAACGCATACAAGAGAAGTATGACCATAACTAAATTTGAGAGGAATATTGATACAAGTCTTGTTCGTCCAACAAGTGTTGCATTAAGCCTATCAGATTCTATGGAAGAAATGACTCCAGAAGCGTTAAGTTATAGGTTTGTTAATGTTTTCCCTACATCAATACAAGACGTTGCACTATCATATGCAAATTCTTCGGTGTTACAAGTTACAGTCAATTTTTCTTATGACAGATACGTCATGGTGAGGAGTGCTGATGTTATTGGATTTACTGGAGGGAAGTTTCAATTTCCATCTAATGACACTGATGACAACAGTACTCCTCTTTCAGACAAGGACGCTATTACCAATGAGGAGGAATCTCCAACCACAGCAACATAGCTTCAAAAACCCTTCTAAATAATAACGAATAATTACATATTATGCCTTTACCAAAAATTACGACCACTGAGTATGAGTTGGAATTGCCATCAAATGGAAAGACTATCAAGTACAGACCGTTTCTGGTAAAAGAAGAGAAAATACTTATTCTCGCTTTAGAGAGTGGGAATCAAAAAGAGATTACTAATGCAGTTAAGCAAGTAATTAAGGAGTGTGTTATCACAAAAGGACTAAAGATTGATAATCTGCCTGCCTTTGATATTGAATACTTATTCTTAAATATCCGTGGTAAGTCTGTAGGTGAATCTATAGATCTCCTTGTTACATGTGGTGATGATGGAAAAACGGAAGTGAGTGTAAATGTTCCTATTGCTGCTATCCAAGTTGTAAGATCTAAAGACCATACAACAGAAATTGAGATTGGTGATGGTTGGACTGTAAAGATGAAATATCCTTCTCTTAATCAGTTCATTGAAAGTAATTTCACTGATAGTGAAGATACTATTGAGAAATCATTTCATGTTCTCTCTAGTTGTATTGAGATGGTGTATAATGATGCAGAGATGTTTGCCGCATCAGACTGTACTAAGAAAGAGTTAAAAGAATGGGTCGAAGCGTTGACTTCACAACAATTTCAAAAACTTGAAAGATTTTTTGAAACCATGCCTAAATTGTCACATTCGGTGACTGTAATTAATCCAAACACTAATAAGAAAAACACTGTAGTATTAGAGGGCTTAGCCGATTTTTTCGCCTAAGTATGTCTCATATTAATCTTGAGACATACTTCCGAATCAATTTCGCTCTCATGCAGTACCATAAATACAATTTGTGGGATA